CTTTCAAAGATTTATTGATACGACTGTTAGGATCATTAGCCGTCTTTGAAGATGTGAGCTTTTTCTTCATACCCTGCATCCTTGCGCAAAATGATTTACGCCTACCCTCATCTTCCTTTGTTTTTGGATTAGGCGCAGGAGGTTTAAGTCCGGGTTTACCCGGATTGGCTGCATTGTACGAAGCACGTCCTTTAGCGTTCAGACCACCCTTTGGATCTTTGCCTTCTTTGGTTTGCCATGCAGAAGACTTAGCCATTATGAAGATACTCCCTTAATGACCACAAAATTAAGAACGAGTGCTTCTGAAAGGTCAGTTCCGCTTAGGTGGTTATGGATATGAATCCGACAAGATCCGGCAGCAACAGCATCTACAATTACTGAATACGCATTGGCGGTAGCAGCAGACGCAATGTTTACAATGACTACATCTGTGGCTGCGATAAAACTATTGGTCAGTGTAAAAGAAACGCCAGTCACTCGGTTAAGTTGAGCGCCGTCCATTGTAATCTGTCCGGACAACTTATCGAGTGTTACGCCTGTAGACTTATTAGTGGCTTGTGTAACTGTGCCGCCAGTTCCTGTTGCGTATCCAAATTTGCTGGCGTGCGTTATCGCACCAGTTCCTTTTGCGGCTAGCTCTAAATCAATGTTGGCAGACGCGCCATCAGCCTTGATCTCATTGTCCTCAATCGTTACGCCGTCGCCACCGTTCTTGGTAGTGAACGTGCCGGACTCAATCAACGTAAGCCCGGTAAACGAGCCAGTAAACGTCACACCAGAAATCGCACCGCCAGTGATAGTAGCGTTATTCGATACTATCGTCCCAGACTGGATGTCGATTTTAGAGACTACAACTGTGCCTGTACCGTTGGGTGTGAGGTTGATATCGCCGTTGGTGTTGGTCGATACAATCGTATTTCCGTCAAGCTGAAGGTTGTCTACAGAAGCTGAGCCTGTACCTACCTTTAGGGCAGTAGCCGTGCCTGTGCCGCTATAGACAATTTTTTCACCCGCAGCCGGACCCCCATCTACGTGTAGTAGCTGGCTATACGTGCTAGCAATCGTATTCCCGGTTAGGTTCGTTGCCATGACTAATCACGCATGAAAAGAATCACGTCAACAGCGTCTGCTGTACCACCAGTAATAGCTGGCTTAATATACAACGCAGCACTAGTGATTTCAAAGATTGCCGCAGCAGTAGTGCTTACTGCAGCGTTGTGGATGTCTTTTATGGGGTAAAAGTTATCGCCGTCATTAGACGTTTGCAGCACAACAGTAGCACTACCAAAAGTACCTGAAATTTGAACTGCGCCGCGTCGGGCACCGGTACCGCTAAGTTTTAGAGCATTGATTGTATCGCCTGTAGCAATGGCGGTCCAAATATAGCGCGGTGCGTCAGAGATGCTTAGGTTGACCACCGGAGAGACTGTAGCCATATCAAACTCCTTAAAAAGTAGGGGCCGAAGCCCCTACCATACTACAACATACTTACGAAGGCAACAACGGCACGGAGAACCAGTCAACATCACTGATTGCAACGAACATAGCGCTGGTCTTAGCCGCCATGTTCAGAGAGCCGCTAGTCGCAGTACCAGAGTTGATCTTGTCATCAGTGCCTGGATAGACCTTGAGAACCGCGTTAGCTGCATCCGCATTTTTGACAATAACAACTTTTCCAGCAGCCGCCGTGGGCAGTTTAATACCCTTGGTAGCATCTGCACCCGTTGCGTGAATAACACCATAGGTCGTAGCAACACCAGCATTTGCAGCAGTAGAACCTGCAGCAGCAACAGTCTCTACCGGTAGCGTAAGGCCAGAAGCGCCAACCGTAAGATCAGCAACAGTAGCGGTTTGCAGAGTCGCACGACCGCTGTTGATGGTCACGTTATCTTGGGCAATACCCGTATAAACACCCATTTTAAACTCCTTTCAAAGAGTAAGGGGCCGAAGCCCCCTACTACTTAGGTTTGGCTGTTAGGAATAGTACCCTGATCGGCACCCATATCAATAACAGCAAGTTGAATCTTTACACGAGCTGCATCAATGTTGGCGCTGTTCAGCGTGAGAAGGACGTTAGTATCAGCAGTTGCAAGAACCGCAGCGGTATCCGCATAACCACCGACAGAACCAACAGTACCGTTTAGATCGAAACCATCAATCCAAAAGTCCGTAGTACCGCCACCAATACCAACGTCGATATTAGCAGCAGCGCCTTCAGCCTTGACCAAAGTTGCGGAACCGTTCAGAACAAACGTCCCCTTCGGCAGTTGGCACAGAACGAGCGTATCACCGGAATCCAAGGCAGCAACACCAGCATCAACACGAGCAGCCGCGATCTTGGCGAAATCAAGATCAATCTCGATAACCGTAAAGCGGTTCGTGTAGTTTGAGGTGTAGGCTTTGGTGCCTTTGTTAAAACCAAAAGAGTCAGTAAAAGCAGTCATTTCGAAATCTCCTATTAGGCAAATTGAACAACAGCCGTGGACAGAGCTTCGGGCTTGATGACTTGATAACCATAGACCTGAAGACCACGAATGATGTTGCCAAACGTGTTCTCAGAGCGCAGGGTTTCCATGTTAGTCATCTGCGAAGCAAACGTGAATCCCATCTTATGTCCAGCGACGATGTTGAACTTACCAGACGAGACTTTGAGGTTGTGACTTGTGTAGACCGTGAAGCGATCAATCATGCCCAAACGACCGTTACGGACAATCGAAGTACCGTCACCGGTCAACGAAGCATCCTTAAGTTCGGACTTCTTAATCAGGCCAGCCATCTTTGCAGGAATCACAACAAAGCGATTCTGCTCGGGGGAGTTGGCTTCATCAAGAACCGTGCCTATATCAACCAAAAGGTCGATAACAGCGGTCGAGCTAGAAGCACCATCCTTAGTAACACTCAGGGGTGAACCGTCAGTACCAAGGTTGATGTTACCAGAGATACGACCAGCAGTGGCGCCTTTGTTCAGAGCGGAGATATCCGTCAGAAGGTCGGTAAGAACACGCTGGTCGATCTTGATCTTCATCTGCTCAGAAGCATCTTTAGACCACATGTCCATCAGGTTGACGTCAGACTGAACCTTATCCACATCGTCCTCAACGCAAGCGAAGTACTCGCCCTTGTCGATCACGAGTTGCAGTTTGGGTTTGTCAGGATTCTCAACAACGAGGTTCTGACCTTTAACATAATCACGGATCGTGATGTTGGGGATCGTACGGATGTTGACCGTATCACCCATGTTGCGGATCTCACCCTCGTAGTCGGTGTTGGAAATAGCAGCCAAAACGGTTGCGTCGTAGAAATTCTCGATCAGTTTGCCTGACCAGATTTCGGGGATAAAGTTACCCGAGTAATTCGGGCGTCCTGGGGCGACTGGGAAAGTCATGATTAACTCCTAATTAAGCGTTGGCGATAATGCGATTCTCGCGTTGTGCCGCAAAGATATCGCGTTCGATTCGATCACGCTCAGTTTCCCTGCCTTTGTACTTGCCTTGCCGAACATCGTTAAAAAATTTCTGAATGTCAGCAGGAGAGTACGTTTTAGCAGTGTTAGAGGTCGGCGCACCAGAAGTCTTTGAACGACCTGGGGCTACCTGCCTTTCTAACTCAGAAGATGAGGCGCGACTAGATTGAGCATTTGAGGCTTGTCCAGTGATCTCAAGCCAAGAACGGAAAAAATTAGCAACGCGACCGGCATCTAAGCTGCGTTGGGCATCTTCAAGATAAGTCTGCCGAGTAATTCCAGTCAGCGGATCAGCCTCTAGCAACCAGTTCTGGAAGCTCTGGCTATCGTTAACTGTTCTCCAGTTTGGAGTTAGTCGAGTCAAGTCAGACCAAAACTGCTGCTCACTAGTCATCTGCTGTCGCTGGGCAACAGCTTGCACTTGCGGCATTACGTTGGCGTGCATTTGATGCAGTGAACTTTCAAGCTGCGCAATACGCTGCGCAACAGTACCCAGTTCATCCCGAGTAACTTTACGCATCATATCAATAGACTCGCCGTACTCCTCAACATCTCTCTCCGTTACAAGCTTGGAAACCGGAGCCTCTGGTTGAGTAGGGGCCATTGTCTGTTGCGCAGATATCGAAGCGAGTAGTTGCTCCATCTGCTGAACGCGAGATTGAAGTTCGTGTCTAGTTCGAACTTCTGCGTTGTACGACCCTTGAAGTGATCGCCATCTCTGAGCATAAGTCTCAGAGTTTTCGTCTTCCGATTTTGTCTCGTCCGTCTTTTGCTCGTTGACGGGCGGAGTAGCAACATTCTGAACAGAACTCTCGTCGGCTGCAGGAACTTGAGACATAGCAGTGCCATCGGCGTAATCCTCATTCTCGCCTGTGTTGTTGCCCTCGTCGTTAAGTTGCTCGTACAATTGTTGTACAGCCTCGGTTTGTTTACGAATTTGCTCTGGAAGTGCCATTTGTGTGCTCCAATCTGTGAGCTTAATTAGTCGGCTTAATGTTAGCCGCTGTTTCAGGAGCATCCTTTGCGAACCGGTAAAGTTCGCTCAAAACCTGACACCGCCCCTGTGAGAGTGTCGGGTTGTTTACAGCAAAAGGTAATTGACTTAACTCATGGTCATGCCAACTACCAATATATTGTAGCAGTTCTGGATACTGACGTACAACTGTCGCCATGATTTTAACCATCTTGGGGTCGGGCCTAATCAAGCTGCACCCGCCGAGCGGTTATTGACTACGTTGCCATCCATGCCGCCTTTGGGAGAACCGTCCGGTTGCGTGGGTGTACCTTGCTGCACTTCTTGCTGGGCCATAACCTCCTGTGCCCTGGCCTGAATCTTTCCGCTGTAAGCCAGCTTCTCCCGCGACGGAATAATCTCATCGACAGGCATATGCAGCCCCTTGGCAACTTCTCGCAGGATCGCAGCCCGTCCATCCACACCGAGAATCTGCATGTCAATCTCGTTGGCTGTGGCGTTGAGGAACTCGATCCGGCGTACGTTGACGGTCTCTTTGACTGCAAGGTTGATCGCACCACGGGCTACAACCTCAACATCACCCTTAATGGACTCGTCATCATCGTAGCGCATGTTGTACACAAACTGTCTCTGAACAATGGGCTTGACCACATCGAAGTCAATGTGCATCACGACTTGGCGTATACCCTTACCTGCAGCACCCATGAGCATAGACAGCCCAGACGACGTACGCCCAGCACCCCGCACATCCACGTCTCCGTAGATATAGGCAGGGATGCCTGAGTGATCGTCAGCCATGCGGCTAAACCGCTCGTACACAGTTAGTAATGTGTTTGCATTGTCTTCGGGCTGATTAAAGCGTACGGCAGGTGCACTAGACCCCACCGGATCATTCATTACCTGCCAAATTTTCCACGGATAAATCTGCGTAATATCTTCATTAGGCGGTATACGTTCAAGGTTAATTTCAACTTGTGGACCAGAAGCGATCCCCATGTTATTAACCAGCGCTCTAGCTGCCGCATTACAGACATTTTGAACATCCTCAATGATTTCAGGGATACCCCTGCCCCAGAAGGCACCGGGCTGTTTAATGAACGAAGTCTTGCAGTACGGCTTTTGCCCAAGCGGGTCGTAGTTCAGAACTGCCTTGATGACGTAGTTGCCCACAACCCAGACGTTGGCATCGTACTCAGTGTCAGGATCGGGCACATCTTCCTCAGACAGTCCCCACTCAACAAGCATCCGCCCAGACACTTTGCCCCAAAATTCCAAAGCATCGAAGATATCCGTGGGGCGCATCTCGGTGAAATACTTGCGTTCTTCCTCGTCCTTGATCTGGTCGATGTCGTCGCTAATCCAAGACAACCCGTTGCCAATCTCAAGGACTTTACGTACAGCATCATCGTCATACCCCGGCACACCAATCAGTGCTGCCAAGTCCATCCGAGTAAGCGGGTGGTGCTCAAATAAGTAGCCTTCACGGATGTGCGTAATCCCCGGCTCAGGATAAATCCTAAAGGCATCTACACGCTCAAACTCAGGAGCCAATCTTTCAGAAGCATCGGCTTTAGTGCGCCCGTCAGCATCTACTGACCAGCCTAGTATTTTTTGTCTGCGAACAACCGGCCCCTTAATAAACGCACAAGGAAACGTAACCAAGTCGGAAATGAAATCATTGAACGCTGCCTCCCAACCACCCTGGGCAAACTGATCGTTGATCTTGTCCTTCATCTTATCGGCCCTAAGCTGCGCCTCTTGCAGTATTTTAAACCGATAGTCTTGACTGACCATCTCGCGCATCTCTGCCATTTCCTCGGCATTAGGCGCTTTGCCGAACTCTTGCACCATCTTAAGCACTCGTTCTGCAAATGCGTTCTGTAGCTCTTGCATCTGCTTTGGCCCAAGGTCTGGTATGGGTGTGGCGTGTAGATCCCACGGTGGAGCACCGCTGTCGAGCAAAATGTCCCGCAGCCAACTCTCAGCAGCGCGACACTTAACCTCAGTAATCATCATGTAAACCTCAGACCCGCCCTGCTTTTGGATCTGGTTTAGTTTGTCTGGCTCGTACTCTCCGTTGCGCTGCCGCAAGGCTTTGAGCATCTGGTCCTCGATGGGCTTTTTAGCAATCTTTGCTGCGTCCCAACAAGTGCGCAAATAAGCAGTGAGTCCGAGAATGACAGGCTGGTTCTGCCTCGCTGCCAATGCCTCCTCAGTCGCCTTCTTCTCCTGCTCAACGAGTGTGGCGTTATCAACTACACGGAGGAATGTAAGTCCGGCTGCCATTTA